GATTCAGTTCTATGTAGAGCTACTGATATGTGTACCCTTTCCACATTGGTACGCAAAACTTACATGTCTCTGTTTGCAGAGCATGAACCACTAACCGACTTCGCCCTAGCAATAGGAGCTGAAGAATTACCACCGATTATTGGCGACCTCAAACCGGAAGCCGTAATTGATTCACAATACTTTTTTTGTTAATGAGAAACATACACGTAACACCCGAGCCTGTAACCCTAGAGGGATTCCAAGCTGTGTTAAAGCCAAGCAAGTTTGGCTATTCATTAAAAGCCATAGTTGGAGAAGATATGATCTCCAAACTAGAGACTGAAAGAGAGGACTGCCTCAAGTGGGCTGAGTCTAAGCTAAAGAACCCAAAGAGATCAACACTAAAACCTACCCCATGGGAAGAAGTTAGTGATGGTAAATACCTTATCAAGTTCTCTTGGGCTGAAGAGAAGAGACCTCCAGTTGTAGATACTGAAGGAACTCCTATTACAAATCAAGACACACCAGTATACTCAGGCAGTAAAGTTAAGCTTGGATTTACACAGAAACCCTACATTCTCAGGGACGGTGTGACTTATGGTACATCACTAAAGCTATCTGGCGTGCAAATTGTAAGCATCCAGTCAGAGGTTGGTGTAGACACAGGTGACTTGGATGACGCAGGCGCAGCCGAGTTGTTCGGTAATACTGCTGGATTTAAAACATCAGAACCAAACGTAACACCTGATACAACACCTAGCTCTGTTGAGTTAGAAGATGACTTTTAGGTCAGGTCTGGAAGAAAAGGTAGCAGACTTATTAGTAACGTTGGGCGTCGACTATGAATATGAGGAGACGTCCTATCCTTACACAATACAACATCAATATACTCCTGACTTTGTGCTACCCCACAATGGAGTAATCCTAGAGGTCAAAGGGTATTGGGACCCACCATCTAGGCGTAAGATCAGACAAGTAATCAAGGACAACCCAAACATAGATCTTCGCATGGTCTTTCAAGACCCGTACAAACGTATATCGAAGAAATCTAAAACAACTTATGCAAAATGGTGTGAGCGATATTCAATTAAATGGTGCGCTGCACACTGTATACCAGTTGACTGGTTAAAATGACAGCAGAATTTTTAAGACACGAGCCATGCGAGATGTGTGGCTCCTCTGATGCAAAGGCTGTCTATGAAGACGGTCATTCATATTGTTTTAGCTGCCAAACCTATACACCGGGTGAGGAAGACATACAAAACAATCACAATCAACACATGCCCACCAATGTACAATTCAAAGGAACAGCCCAACGACTCGCAAAGCGAAAGATCAGTGAAGCAACCTGTCAACACTACAAAGTTTACAGGGATGGAGAACTTCTACGCTTCCCTTATTACAGCAGCGACAAAACACTTCAAGGGTTCAAAACAAAAACCAAATTAAAGGAATTTAAGTATGAAGGTAACACTACTGATACTTTGTTTGGTCAGTCTCTTATACCTTCTACTGGTAAACGCATCATGGTCTACGAAGGCGAGCTGGATGCACTATCGGGCTGGGAGGCTTACCCCAACTGGGCGCATGTCTCACTTCCTCACGGAGCTGCGTCAGCTAAAAAGGATATACAAAAACAACTTCAGCTCTTTCAGGGTTATGAAGAGGTTATCCTTTTCTTCGATAAAGACGAGCCGGGTAACATGGCGACGGAGGCAGTGGCTGCGCTCTTACCGTCTGGGAAAGTTAAGATTGCTCATTTACCAGACCCGTATAAGGATGCGTCTGACGCACTGCAAAATAATGATGCTGAAGCGATCAGGAAAGCTATCTGGAATGCTTCGCCGTATCAGCCGGATGGAATAGTAGATGGTAAAAGTCTACTAGAATTAGTAACAAACCCTAGCCCACCATGTGACTTTGAGTATCCCTTTGCTGGATTGCAAAGACTAACACATGGATGCAGATATGGAGAACTCACTGTTATCAGTGCAGGAACAGGGCAGGGTAAGTCAACGCTAACAAGACAGTTGGCGACTCATTTTTTAAACTTAGGCGAGCGTGTGGGATACATTGCTCTGGAGGAGTCAAATAGGAGAACAGCTCTTGGACTTATGTCTGTAGCTACTGGTAAAGCATTACATCTTGGAGAACATACCAAGGAAACATTACAAGAAGCATATGACTACACGCTCAAAGACTGGAATCTCTACCTTTATGACCACTTCGGCAGTGCTGACCCTGATATTATTTACAGTCGTATTGAATATATGGCACTCGCGCTCGAAGCAAAAACAATCTTCCTCGACCACCTATCCATATTGATATCTGGTTTAGATGGTGACGAGAGAAAGATGATAGACAATACCATGACTAAATTACGTAGCTTAGTTGAGAAGACTGGCATCAAGTTATTCTTGGTATCACATCTACGTAGAACACAGACAGACAAGAACCACGAAGAAGGAGC